TGCGGGAATGATCAGGTCTTTGACTGTGGCGAAGATCACTTCACCTGCCGCGACTTGCGTGCCTTGCGGAATCTTCGCATCGAATGCCAGTGCCGTGATCAGCGTGAACTGCAATGTGCAAGAGGCCGGTGCCGATTGCAGACGCAGCGCGCGGTCGCCATGCAGCGCGGCAAGATTGTCGAGGTAAGCGTCATGCGCATACTTGAGGAGATTCATCTTGCCAGTGAAGTCGATGATCACCCGCTGCTGGCTCAGCCAATCGCAGACGACCAGCAAAAACAAGCGCACAGGATCAGCCGGCGCGAGCGTCTTGGCGATGTTGGTCAGCGCCTTGAATGCGGTCTGGTAATCGGCAATGACTTCGCTGACGATGACAGTCGGGTCTTTGACCGCGAAGTCGATGTCGGGCACGAAATCTTTTCCGTATTGCGGGACGACCTCGACATAAGGCGGCACGCTTGATGGTGGCAGCAGTCCGTTTCCGTTGCTCATGATGGCACGATGTAATCTTCCTTTCCGTTGAAGAGGTTCTGTTCGCTTTTACGGCGACGCGTCAGGCCGCGCAAGACTTGACCGCCAGCTTTGTTCCACTTCGGGAACTCCGCTGCCGCGCCTTCATAGTCGCCAGCGTTGAGTTTCTTGAGCAGCGTGGACTTGTGCAGACTGCCCGTATTGAAATCGAATGAGACGAGCGCGCCGAATTGATCGTCGGTCAGCTTGACCTTGACCAGCTTTTGCACGCGCTCTGCGAATGCGCGCAGGTCATGCGTCAGCAGTTTGGTCGCTTCGGCTTCATCGATCACCCTGCCCTTATGGACAGTGCCATCATTGTGCTTTAGGCCAGTGTGACCCCAACCAATTGTCCAGACGCCGACTGCATCCTGATAGGCTTTGAGGAAGAGGCTCTCGAAGTGCTTAATCAAATCAATGCCGCGCTGGTATCGATGTTTCATGGTGTTGGTTCTGGATGCTCAATCAGTTTGGTGTGCTCGCTTTCTTCAATCATGCCGTGCGGCGTCGCATGCGGATGCGCTGCGCGATGATGCTTGGCCTTGGTGTGATAGTGATGCACGACCACTGGTTTTGGTTTCGGAATCGGCTCGACCTTGATCGTGCAAGCAATCAAGACCAGCGAGAGCAGCAACGCGCATGTTTTCATCGGTTCGGACTGTCTGCTTTCATCGGCGGCTCCGGCACGCGCAACGATTGATTCTCACGCTGCAATCGGGTCGCCCAACGGAACATATCGCCATCAGTCCAAGTCTCTTTGACTTGTCGCCCTTCCAGCGCGGTCACGCGCGCCTCAAGAGTCGTCGCCTTTGCAGAGAACTCCGCTTTCAGCGCAACATTGTTTGCCAGAATGTCCGTATCGATGTGACTCAGCTTATTGGCGATGATCCAGGTGCCGCCCACGATTGAGATCAGCACGCCGACCAGCGAGATCATTGTTGGATTGATTCCGCGACGGCCATTGCGTTCGATGTATTCAATGTGCTCGTGCTCGCGCTCGCTCATTTATCGCTGTCGCCTTCTTTCTTCTTGCTGAATTGCTCCCATGTCTTGAGACCAGCCAGACCGAAAACCAAGAGCGTGATGTTGCGCATATACTCGCGCAGATATTCGAGGCGCTCGGGATGCAGCCAGCCTGCAAAGGCCGCAATCGGCAGCGCGAAAAAGACGATCACTGTTCCCCAGTTGAGCACCATCTTCCAAAGCGGCTCGCCTGTCGTCGCGCGAAACTCTTTGACTAGATCGTCGAATCTCATCGGTTAAAAGTCATCGGGGCTCTCTTGCTCAGCTTTCTCAAGTCGCCGGATATACCAGACCACGCCACCGAACGAGCCAAGTGCTGCTCCCCCGAACGCGCAGATGGCGTTAACGATCAGTAGCGTGGTCGCGCTCATAAGTCTTTGCAGAATGAGAAGACGAGCAGCGCGGCAACGATGAGTGCCGCGATGATGATCGCCAATGCGTATTTGCTCGGGCCGTTTCTCATTTCTTCAATCGGTTGGTTTCTTTCGGCGCTGCTTCGCCGTTGTCTTTCGTTTCGAGCAGTTTGGTCTTGAGATGCTCAAGTTCAGCGAGCATGCCAGCCAGTTGTTGAAAGCGGTTCTGGCCGTTCACGACTTGCTGATTGTGCTCCTGCTGCTGGATGTTGAATCGCTGCACCATTGCATCAAAGTTTTGCTGCAACACAGCTTGCTCGATGCGCACGGTCTTGATTCGTTCTTCGATGGTTTCGATGTCGATGGTTGTCATAGTTTATGCTAGTTCTACTGCTGCGAGATAACAGCCGCTGACGGACACGGTTTGAGTCGAACTGTTGCCTTGTATAGCGAGATCAAACCAGTAGGTCGTGCCAACTGTCAAAGCCACTACCCATACCAAAGTGGTTGAGTCCGTCCCGTTCACGGTCGCGCCAGCTTGCACGTATGCTGGGCCGGTGGTGCCGACTTGAGCCGCTCCGTTGTTTGGCGCTGTGCCTGTCCCGTAGCGCATGCCAGCGACGCTTACGCCGCCTGCCGTGTTGTTCTGAATCCCAAAGGTCATCATGATCAAACACGTGCCAGTGAATTGCGGCGTGAAATTGAAAGGCCCATACGTCGCTGTGCCGAGGCCAGCCATCTTGACTGTCGTGCCTGTGATGCCAGGTGGATTGCTTGGGCTTGAGACAAATTTGCTCGCTGGCGAATCCCAAATGTAATCGTAACTCGTCGCGCTGTTCTTTCTGAGAATATCCCCCGCATTGCCGCCACTCGGCACGCCCCCGCGCGCGGGCGCGAGTTGGCCTGTCCAACCAGCGGTGATCGAAACCGCTTTCATCAATGAAGTCGCGGGAGTGCCGCCGAGCGTGAGCGTGACATTGGTATCGTTCACGCTGGTCAACGCTGCCATTGCAGACCAACTAGGCGCGGCAGTCGATGCGCTCAGATTGTTGAACACGGTATTTGCTGGCACAGTCGCCGCGCCCGTGCCGCCGCGCGCGATTGAGAGCACGCCAGTCCAGCCAAGCGTGATCGAGACTGCTTTGAGCAGCGCGGTCGCTGGCGTGCCGCCGAGAGTGCATGTGACATTCGTATCATCAGTCTCGGTCAGCGCGGCCATCGCACTCCACGTCGGCGCAGCAACCGCACCCGTGTTGTTCGCAAAAACTGAATTGGCTGGCTGATTGCTGATCGTGAATTGCTGGTTGGGCGTGGTGGTCGGAGTCGCGACTGATGTCGTGAAGAGGATGCCGAGATTGCCAGACGCGAAGTTCGTCACTGTGCCGCTGCCAGCCTGCGGCAAATCGTAGAAGCCTTTCGCGCCGACATTGCTTGTGCCGTAGTATTTCAAATTGCCGGGCGAAGTCGCATCGCCGACAAGATGAATCTGCGTGCCGCCGCGACTGAGCGAATCATAAAAGGTCAGCGGCACTTCGTAGAACGCAGCGTAATCGCCAGCGGCAGCGACAATTGCGCCTGTGCGCCCGAACACGCTCGGGACTGCATCTGTCTGCGCGATCCATGAGCGCGCGCCACCTGTCGTGCTCGACAGAATCATGCCGTTGCCGCTGGGATTGCCGAGTGCTGGCTCTGCGCCGACCAAGCCTGCGGTCGGTGGCACCCATGACCGAATACCTGCGCTTGTCGATTGCAAGAGCGATGTCGAAGATGGCGCGCCGAGCGCGGGTTCTGCGCCGACTTGCGCTGGCGTGTAATCGCCAGCTTGCGCAATGACTGCGCCTGTCCTGCTGAACACGCTCGTCACTGGCGCTGTGCCGGTCGCGGCAATCGTCACGTCGCCTGTGCCAGCATCGACGCCGCTCGATGAGATCGAAATGCCAGCGCCTTGAATGATTTTGGCGACAACCGCTTTACCAGGCGTCACGACATCGAGATCGAGACGCTGGATCGTGCCGTCTTTGACTTGCAAGCCTGTGAGTTGAGTCGCGCCCATCGTTTAAGCTGGTGCTACCGCGCGGTTGAAGTAATTCGCTTTGATGCGGCTGCCGCTCGCTGGCGCGGTTACGAACGTGATCGTCGGGCCGCTGATTGTGTAATCATTGCCAGCGCCCGGCTCTTGCAACATGCCGTTCAAAAAGATTTGCTCGCTGTTCGCGGGATTCGGCGTCGAAGCCAGCGTGAAAGTCGCATTGCTGCCATCGATTGTGCCGCTCGGTGTTTCGCGGATCACGCAATTGCTCGCAGCGAGAAAGAGATTCGGCACCAGCGACAATTTGTTTGAGACGATATTGATCGTCGTGCCATCGACTGCGCACGCAATGCCGGAAGCACTGGCAGTGATCGCGCCAGCACCATCGCGGCGAACCGCGAGAATGTTTGTGGCGATGACCATCGTATTCGGATCGCTGTTCACGCCGATGCCGTTGGTCGTGGTCGTGATCGCGCGGCCGCCAGTCGAGCCGATGTTATCGCAATTAACTCTGATCGAGCCGTTGTTGCTCGGCGCGCTGCCAGCGAGCACGACCGAAGCGTCGGCAGCGAAGATGTCGAGCACCTGCCCTGTTCGACGCAATCCTGCGCCAGCGAGAATGTCGCTCGGGCCTGGTAATTGCGTGAACGTGATCGAAGTCGTGCCGAGTGTGCCGCTGATGTCCGCAGTCGAAAGCCAGACCGTGTCGTGATTCGCAGTGCCTTCCTGCACTGAGATGATCGTGCCGGGAACCTGCGCCCAAGTGTTCATCGAAGAGTCGCGCGTCCATGCGCCCGATGCCACTTGATAAATGCCGTTGTTCGCTGCCGTGGTCTGATCTTTGACGAGAATCTTTTGCCCTGCCGAATAGACTACGCCGTCGATGGTCTGCACTCCGCTCAAAGTCAGGTTCGCAGTGGACGCGCCGCGGACTGTCACGCCTGCGCCAGTGCCAGCGGCAAGGCGCGTATCGACATAGTTCTTGGTCGCAGCGTCTTGCGCATTCGCAGGATCGGTGACGCACTGAATGTAATTGGTCACGCCAGCGGGAGCGGTCGGGCTGGCATTGCTCATCTTCAAAGCGGCAGCCATCGGGATTGTGCCGTCTGCTTTGATGATCGCGTCGCTGAACTTCACATACGGGATGGAAGTGTCTTGAATCTGAGTTGAACCGCGAATCTGTGTTGTGCTCATAGTTCGATGTAATCGATTACCAATTTATCGCCGCTCAAGGGCGCTGCTGTCATCTGAAAAGTGTTCGGGGTCGTCACTGTAAATTCCGACTGCTCGTCCTGACGCAAGCCATTCAGATAAACTTGCAGGGACGATGCGTGAAAGTTTGCGGCAGCGGTGAAGATTTTGTTTGTGCCGTTGATCGCTCCTGCGGGAATCTCGCCGACGACGAATGTGTAAACGCCTTGACCTGGTGGCAGCGATCCCGGCGGGCCTTCCGGTCCCATGATGTTGCCGACTTTCGCCCATGCACCGTTGCTCATGTTTCATTTCTCATCCCAGTTCGCCGCCACGTCTGCGCAGCGCCATCATATTGCCAAACGTCACCATTGGAAGTGTCGAGATACATATCGAGATTCTGCGGCGTCACGGGCGCGCCTGCGCCTTGCAGCCAGACGAATCCGCGCTGACCTGCCGCGCCTTGCGGGCCTTGCTTGCCGATGTGCGAAGGCGGCGTTGACATCGGCATCAGTGCGCCAGCTGGCGGTGCGCCCGAAGCGGTGAACCATAGACTGCCGCGCTGACCCGCTGGGCCTGTTGCTCCGGCTGGGCCTTGAGGACCTTGCAGCATTGGCGGTGGCGGTGGCACACCTTGCGTGACGCGCGTCGGCAGCGCGCCGATGCTTTGGGTCCGATACTGCTGGTTCGTGCCGTAGATCACGTTCTTGATGTCCAGTTGCAGAAGCACGACCAGATGCCCGTTGATTGCGTCAGCTTGGAAATCGAGGTTCATCACATGGCAGCGCGGCTCCCAAGTCGTGACTGCGGTCAGGATGGCCACAGTGATCACTGCCGCTTCGGTGATCGGGCGATCAACGATCGTGTGATCGAGCCCAAGCGTCCGCTCAAGCGCGCAAGAGAAGAGCGGCGTTGCCAGAATCGTTTTGACGTTCTGAAAGATTTCTTTGTAACTGATCGCCCCGAAGTCGATGATCTCGAGTCCTGCCATCGTCAGCGGCAATCCATCGGGCTGAATGAATTGCAGTCGCCAGTTCTCGCCCAAGCCGGGTTGAAACCCGCCGCTTACATCTGGAAATGTCTTGGTGACAGGTAGAGCCATCAGCCGAATCCTGGTATCCCGCCTGCGAACGACACGCCTGCCGCGCCTTCTGCAAACGGAATGTATTCTTCGAAAGTGATGTCGAGATCGACCGAGATCAGTCTGCCGCCTGTGAGCCAGTGCCGATGCGATTCTTTCATCTGCGTGATCACGAAGAGCGAGTAGTCAGGCGCCATCGGCCTGCCGCCAATGACCAGCGGCGCAGCGATGCCGTTCTCGTGCAGATAGTGCCACTCGTTCAAACGAACGTTTGGATCGCCGCACCACGCCGCGTTGAGTTTGATCTTCATGTCGATCTTGATGAGATCGTTCCCAGCCCATTCCAGCAGCGGCTTGCGCAGATGCACCATGTGCGCGCCGAAGCGGCCTTTGTATTCGCGTTCGACTTCGTGAAACGTCATGATGTGACCGCCTCGAATTAAACCGGCAGCCAAACTTGCTGCGATGCCAGCCGGACTACCGCCGAGAGCGCCAGCAGCATAGGCTGTCGCTGGCCCGCCTATTTTGCCCAACAGAATCGGCCCAAAGATTCCTTCAAGCATTAGCAACAACCTCCTTCGCTTGCTGGTCGCACCGCAGTCTGTCCGTCGAGCGCAGCGAGGCGCGCTTCGATGGCAGCAATGCGCTGTTCAAGTTCGCCCTGCGCCAGACCGCATGAAGAGTGCGGGCCATCGCTCGCGGTGTGAATGCCGCTGGTGCTCATGTTGCCCGTGTGCTGCACCGTGCCCTTCAAATAGATCGTCGAAGCTTCGATGGTGATCGTGCCGCCATCGCTCTTGACATTGATGCTGCCGCTCTTCGATTCGTTGATGATGTCGCCGTCTGCTTGCACGTTGAACTTCGCGCCATCAGTCGTGTTGATCTTGTAATCCTTCGGCACGGTCTGACTGATGCCGCCTTTGAAATTCCAAGTCAGCGAAGGATCCGCGCCTTTGTTCGCATCGAATTTGATGAATGATCCTGTCGCTTGTCCGTTGGTCGAGCGATTGCCGCCGCTGCTCTGATCATCGCCATCATCATACTCGCAGTAATCAAGCTTCGGGTCGGTCACTGGCGGCGGGTCTTTCTCGGTATAGAAGTGCGCAATCGAAACGTAACTCGATGTCGAGTTCGGCAGTTTGATCATGATCGAGTTCTGTCCGACGCGCGGCATGGCGAAACTGCGCTTACCGCCGGCCGAAATTTGCAGCACTGGCACCGGCTTGGTGATGAGCGGCTGTCCGGTATGATCGATCTTGTCGGGCATGATCACGCGAATGTTCGCGCCTTTCTCGTTGCATTCGATCTTGCTCACCTTGCCGATGATGACCGAATGCACGAAGCGCGAGTCGCGGCTGTCGGTGAAGTCGGTGTCTGCGAGAAGATTCTTGCCCATTGCTCAATACTCCAGCGTTCGGCGCACATGAAGCGTCGTGTTATACATCGGCGCAAGGACATGATGCGCTTTCTCGATGAACCACGGGCCATCGAACTGACCGCAACCGACCAGCGTGAAGGTCTCGCCTGCCGCGATCAGCGGGTTCCCGATTGACATCTCG